ATGGAAGATGAAAAGCCAGAATATGTCTTGAAAGATGGTCGCTATTTCTTCGATGAAGCTGAAGATAAATGGGCGGAAGCTTATATAAGTCAGACAGGAAAATCATTTTTTGTAATAACAAAATGGGGGGAAAAAAATGCTGCCTTATATTTAAGATATGCTACTTATGAGCTCGAGCCATTAAAAATGTATGAAGATAACTTTACTCGTGCTGCATGTTTAGGAATGTCACATTTAGAGGATTATGTTACAGAACGAGAAGAACAAAAAAGATCAGGATTAGCATGTCAGATAAACACATCGAAGAAATGATAGAGCGCCGCTGGCCTTTCCTTATTCCAACGAACCACATCAACGCTGAACAAGCTAAGTTCGCAGAGGATCTGAAAGCATTCGTCATTGAAATGATCAGCAATATGGAACAAACCAACCGACGTCTTTATGTTCTCGAGAGTAAGCGTGACTAAGTCCTTTTGCAAAAATTGCATTCTCGAGTTGAAAGGGAAGGTTTATTCTCGATCTCCCTACAAATATGCTAGAGGAATATGCACCTGGTGTAAAGCATCAAAGAAGTTGATAAAGTCCGAATATATTTTCTGGCCTATAGGAAGCAAATTTAAAGATACCGAGGTAATATGGCAGCAACAGTCCCTATCCCGAAGATTATCCCGATAGCGCCGTTCTGGTTCGAAAACATTCAAGTCTGCTCGTATTTCTACACAGCTCCAGGACCACAGTATCCCCGAGGACCAAACCCACGATGAAATCTAATGAACAAAAGCTCTGGACACAAATCGCTCAAGCACTTTATCCGCAGTGCCCGGATATTTCTGCAAAGATAGTGGAATTCAAGAATAGCGAACTATGTAAAGGGTTCACACTACGCTCTAAAGGATCTATCCTAAAACTATCAGCTAATGGTATGAATAAGAAAAATCGTCCCGCAGGTGGGACACATGTAATTTTACAAGAGGAAATACGACATGAGAAAGATGAAGTTTTTACTGGCTATGCTTGCTCTGATGGGTCCTGTAACTCTGTTTGCAACCCCTTATCAAGTTCCAAAGACTAAAGAGCAAAAGATGCTCGAAGATATTGCAAAACATCAAGAATCATTACATAAAGAGATTCAAGATCTCGCTCTCAAGATGAAACAGATGGAAAGGCGTCTAGAGACTGTCGAGAAAGGCAAACCTCGAACTTTCTGCGTTGTCTAAAATGTTTCACCATGATATCGTAAAATTATATGGATCGTAGCCATATCGTGAGCTTTGGTCTCAATCTCTCGCAAGACACAGTGAGACTAGGTTGTGAGTATTCCTTGGTCGTAAAAAAACTCTTAGCTTCGTGAGAACTTTATCTCGCGGGATAGTGAATACTTATCCTAATACCAGTATTTAGGCACCATGCAGCCTGTTGACGACAACTAAGCATGGACGTTTTCGCAGCATTAGTAGTGGTAGAGCCTATAGTTTTCAAAGTTTTCTGTATGGTTCGCTGGTTCGATTCCAGCATGCTGCATTAATCCAAGTATCATTATGACACATGTTCAATATATTCCTAATCCACCGGCTGTATGGCGACAAGATAGACAATTTCCTTGGTGGCTTCCGCTTAAAGTATGGTATCCCAAATGACCCTCCACGCTGATCTTTATGATGATGTTTATTGGTTCGAAAAGATGGAAGGCAAGTGGTGCATAGTCTATCAGTCGAAATCGGGAATGAATTTTTTGGTGCGCGCTCATTGGGGTGCTAAGAACATTGAGAAATATATAAGCATCTCTCTAGAAGAAGTCTTTGAACGCAAAGAGCATGGCAATAGCATATTCACTGAGGCAGCATTATTAGCTATGCGAGTCTTAGAAAAGGAACTCGAATGCGAGAAATAGCCTATGTCTGTTAATAGTAATTATGTTGCACAAATAAAAGATGAGTAACTATGGCACAGACAGTCTCTATTCCCATGCCACTTCCACCAAATGATCGCTCCTATCCACGCACTCAATGGCCAACGCCATGGGGAACGCCTGTAAACTATCCTGCAACTAATGCCCCTACGAGGTAAAAATGCAATGTAAAGCCGCTTTACAATCAATCATCATTACACTGCTTCTATCAGCATGCAATCCAGCTGAAGTTGCTCTCATAGAGACTGCAACCGAAGATGCTGTGCAAATTGAACGCAATGTATTCAATCCGCAAGCATTGCCAGATCCCCAACCTGCTACTATCATCATAAAACCAAATCCCCCACCACAGGCACCTTAATGGACAAGAAAATCAAAGACGCCCAGAAGAAAATCGAAAAGACTGAGAAGAAACAGTTTCGCGGATTGCTTAAAGAAGATCATAAGCTGGATGCAGAACGCGATCGTTGCGAAGAGAAGGTCAAGAAGCTTGAGAAGAAGAAATGATCCCCGCGTTTTCCTGGAAAGACTATTCTGAATAAAGAGCATATTAAAGAATGACCTGGTACGACGTCGACATAAAAAAGCCTGATAAACCTGGACTTTATGAACTTGAAAGCTCAAGAAATAAATATGCTATCGCTTATTGGAATGGCGAGGACTGGTTTATACACTGGCTTGGAATATATGGGCCTTTCTGGCCACAATCATGGTCTGATCGTGAAATTACTGACTTGGCAACATACAAATATAAGCAATAAGTTCTAAGCCTACTTCATTTTAAACAATAAGTTAGACAGCATATAGCCTCTTGACTACAATCACGGCTTACTCTAAGAGGCAAAAATCATGTCCAATCCCATGTCAAATTATTCTGCCGATGCAGCAGATTTTCTGAATGATTATCGCAAGAAATCCGTCTCTCAAGCCATTGAAGACCATCAAGACATCATAAAAGACTTCGGAGAGCAATATGAGCGTGCTTATCAGCTTCTGAATACTTTTCAAGCGGAAGCCTATCGTGATCAGTCGATGTTCTTAGGATATCAATGGAGCCTTGAGGAGATAAGTTACCTCAACAATCAGCGTAGAAATTCTTTCACATATAATATCTGTAGACGCTACGTAAACCTAATTGATGGTATCCAGAGGCAGAATCGCCTTGCCACCATCTACACACCGATTGAAGATGCATCCGACAAAACAGCCGAGCTATTAAGTGATGTAGGTCAGTATATAATGCAGTATGCTGGAGGCTATGAAAAGCTCTCGGATTGCTTCAAAAGCGCTCTAATCACAGGTATAAGCTGGATTTGGCCTTACCTTGACTATAGAGACGATCCCGTAAATGGCGATGTAAAGTTTCATGAGTCTTATTGGAACGATACGATGTGGGATCCCTACTTCTACAGAACGGATCTTTCTGACTGCTCTTTTGTAGCCCGACGTAAATACCTTGCAAGAACTGAAGTTATTTCACTACTTCCTGACAAAGCTGACATCATCGATTCCCTTCCATATGGCACCCGCGATGATAAATTCACGTACATGCCCTGGGCAAGAACCTGGAGTATGCAGAAGCTTCTGAACTACACCGAATACTGGCGCAAAGTCTGGAAAATGAAAGACGTCTTGGTTGATATGGAGTCAGGTGAAACAACTGAATGGACGGGCGATAAAGCACGTCTACGCATAATCCAAGCGATGATGCCTAATATCAAGCTCATTAGAAAGCCTGTGCGAACTGTAGAGCTTGGAATCATCGTTGAAGGCGAGCTTCTTTACTATGGCGAAGATCCCTTTGGCCTGAATGATTACCCTTGCGTGCCCATCTTCGGGGGTGAATATCAGCCCTCCTTCGATCTTTATACCTATAAGCTATGCGGTGTGATACGATTTATCCGCGATCCTCAAGTAGAATTGAATAAACGTATATCAAAGCTCACCGATATTTATGACTCGCAACTCAATTCAGGATACAAAGCTAAGACTGGCGCCGTCACCAACCCTTCCAGTCTCTTTAAATCAGGACAAGGTCAGGTGCTTTTTATCAAACCTGAAGCCTCCATGGATGACGTGCAGCGACTCGATGCACCCTCGGTACCCCCTGATCATTTTCAGCTCGCCGAGATGTTTCAGAAGCTCACAAGCGATATCATGGGTGTCAGTACTGAAATGTTTGGCATACCTGAGAACGAAAAAATCGAAACGGCAGCTATGCTTGCCAAAATGCGACAATCTGCTGGCCTGGTCAATCTGCGTGGAACCTTTGACAAGCTTGCAGAAAGCCAAAAAATCCTTGGAGACAAAGTCCTCACGCTCATGCAAAAGAACTACTCGCCTGAAAAAGTCAAAGCCATCACCAAAAAAGATCCTACAGATGAGTTTTATTCAGGAAACTGGGCAAGATACAACGTTGTTGTTGAGCAAGGCCTCTTAACCGAGACACAGCGCCAAAGCCAGTACCTACAGCTAGTCACCCTCCGTCAGATGGAAGTAATCGGCCCTGAAGCGAATCCGCTCATCATCAAGAACAGCAACCTACATGGCAAAGAAGAGCTTAACAAGATCCTCGATGCAAAAGCTGATCAGGAACAGCAAATCATGGCTCGTCAGACAGAGCTCGAGCAGAATAAGCTACGCCTCATAGCAGATGGCATAGAGTCTAAAGCACATTCAGATCAAGCTCTAGCTATGGAAAGACTCGCTACAATCAACCTCAAGAACGCTGAGAATGCAGAGCGCATCCAGAAAGCAGAGACAGATCGCTCAGCAGCAGAACTCAATGTGATCAAGGCTCTAAAGGAGCTTCAGGGGATGGATTTGGGGCAGATTCAGCAGAAGATTGATATGCTGAAGGCGATTCACGAGATGGATATGGGGATTCATGAGAAGGCGATTGCTCATCGAGAGCTAGATTTACAGGAACGACAGGCGATGCAGCAACCAATGAACTCCCAAACTCCTGTTTCATAAATAAATCTATATCATCTTCAGGAGACTCAGGCAAAGGAACAGGGCTGAAGTGAAACCCGCCATCAGTTTCATGAAAATTACTTCCCTGAGAGTGAGGTTTCCAACCATCGATAGGGCATTTGATGTAGAGTATCCATTCAGTCATTTATCAGTCTCCATTCACCTTGAGCTCATTTTTTTTGTTCATTGAAAAACAATTCTTTTAGATCTAGACATAATTTGCATAATTCCTGTGGATTTTCACATTCATTTTCTGAAATTGCATAAACTAAAAGATAATACAAACTATTTAATTCATAACTAGCAATAGTGATATTTCCTTCACGCAACCATTCAAAAATGTGATGCATTTTTCTTTTAAGAGTATTTTCATCAATCATATAAAGTTTTAGGTCTTCTTGTTCAGTCATTCAATGCACTCCTTCTTGTAAGCCTGACTCAGAGTAAAAAGCACGTCATTAAAATCCATGTTATGATTGTTACCGAGCCGTTCAACATCCCGCAGCAATCTAGCAATCTCCTTGCAATGCCACTCGATCTCATTGATGGCTAGGAACTCTTGAGGATGGTCCATGTTAAGGTTCTTCATAGCTCTAACTTCTCCTCAAATCGATAAATTCTGATCTCTTTGATAGTTTCATTTCCCTCATGGCATCTTATGTCTTTTGGCAGGAGGTTTAGGCCATGGCATCCAATGTGTTATTGCTTCTTGGTCTGGTTCTTGCATATTTTCGTCTCCATCGCTTCCGGAGTCGCTAATCCACCATCTTCCATTCTCGAAGTAATAGTGCTTATAGACTTTTTTATCTTTTGCATGCCATATGCAAAGAACGGGGCTAAATTGATTCGGAAAATTGTCTTTTATAGATAGCCATTTAATCATTTCAGTCATCTTCGTCTTCGATCTTAATTAGATCATCTTCAGCAATTCGCAATTTTTCTTTGAGTTTTTCAATATAAGTATTTTGGGAATCGATTCTCTGCGTTTTTGTCAGATTGTATCGTTTAAATTCCATTGTTGCACCTACATTCAAAGGGATCAAATTTTTTGAAGAAAAAATATGAATAATTCCTTTGGGAGTTGGTTTTTTGAATAGTTCTTTATTCTCATTGAGCGGCATCCAATGCGTCACATCAGAAAATATGTAACCATCAATAGCATACTGTCCAATTGGAAAGTGACTCCACGATGGATAGCGGTATCCATCGTGAGAAGCAACACAGATTGACTTATTAAAAACGACCAGTACATTTTTATTAGGTTCTGGCCACTTATCCTGAAGAGAAATCCACTCAAGCATTGTAGCGATCCTTCTCAACCAAGCTAGCATCGATATCTTTTCTTCGCTCAGCTCGTCTAGGATACTGACGCTGATTCATTTCTACAAAATCGGCATATTTAGCTGAGTAGTTCTCATGACACGGGCATGGATCGTCTAAAGTATTGAGCTCATAACATTGTGCTTGAAGTATAAGAATAGCAATAAATGTTCCCAAAACAGCGGCAGTTTTCATTTGTATCTCCCTTGTATAAATTTCTGCCATGGCTCACGGAAATAATCCCCAAATTTTCGAGCCATGAGCTCTCCAACTTGTCTATAGCCATTTTCCATAGCAGTGATGTTAGATCGTGGCAATCGAAGCTCTTTTGCTAAATCGATTACTCTAAGTCCTTTTTTGCGTCGACACTCTCGTAAGAAGCTCTTTTTCTCAGGTTCCATCTTTCCTCGCTTGTTATCATTATGCAACATTTAATGATTTCCGACAAGCTTATCTCAATTTTCCTTGAAAATTAAATATTAATTACGTTTAATGCGGTCATTGTCAAACATCACTGAGAGGATATCTATGAGCATAAATAAACCAGGCCAGCCACAACAACCCAAAGGCTCTCCAGGAGCAGGTAGAGGTCGATAATGAGCTTTTCATTATTTGATCAGCAATTTTATCCAGCAGATTCCTACTCTCGTCAACTCGATCGTAGAGTAGCAATGTCAGAATATCCTTATGGCTATGAAGGTACAACTCCTCCAGAGGGCTATCAGAATGGTCCTAACTATATCTATGAAAATGCAGCAAGTGAGCCACAAATGGATGTGATGAAGGAAAAGCCTCCCCTCTATCCTATTGAAAAAAGATATAAGCGTGAGTAGATGAAGAAAGGTCCAGGAAAACTTAACGATCAGGCTCCTAAACCACGTTTAGGAAACTCTCCTTACCTTCACGGCAAAGTAAATACTGACAACGCTGGGGGCGCCTCTCCGCGTCCAATAAACCATGGAAAAGCCAAAAAAAAGGACTAAATATGAAAGAGCTAAAAAATCTCGCCAAATCAGGCGTGTTAGGACTGTTGGCTAAAGATACAGGCATGCGAGATCGCATGGAACAGGGTCATTTTGGACTCTTGGCACAACATTTAGCTATGGAACACGATAGACATGGTCATCATGTTGATCATGCTAAATATATGCATGAAATGACTAAACCTAAGAGGTAATTATGGTAAGAACATACGAAAATGAGACAGATGATCCACGTTTCCAAACCCGTGGTGACGGTACCGGACATATGGTAGAGATGATGAATTGCGCAGATTTCAAGAAAGAGGCAGCTGATCAAGCCTATGGCCAATGCGGAAAGAGCGGTTGTGAAGAAGATTATCGAAAAATCCGCGCACAAATGTTCCATTCTTATACTGACGATGCAGGGTATTAATGGCTCAAAATGAATGGAGTATGTCTCTGTCGCAAAGATTTTGGGGTCTTAAAGTAATAGTCCATAAAATTATGGACAGCAGATTTGCAGTCAATCCCTTGATTGATGAGAAAATGCACTTTGCGATGACATCGTCTGCAAAGTATACAAAGATTTTCAATAGAACAATTGTTCCAGTCTTTGTCTATATGATGAATGTCAAGATCCCATTTTTCCGACTTTTTTCTGCCGCAAATTTTGCATTCTTTCGGCAAATTATCTCGGGCAAGAGGAACATAACTCCATCGTTTATTTTTCGCGCCATACAAATGATGTCGTTCACCTTTAAGAGAATTTTGACATTTTTTAGAACAAAAACTGGATTCATTTTCTCGGTAAAACCAGGTTTGATAGGTTTGTCCGCAATTTTTGCAAATTTTTGTAGTTCTAGGTTTTGTGACACTAATCGCAAAACATTTTCTAGAACAAAATTTTCTTCTTTGGATGGACTTTCCACAAGAGGCGCAAAATTTTTTCATATAATATTTTCTTATTTGTATTTTAACAATATAAACAAGAGAGCAATTGTATGACACAATTTTTGGGTGAGACTCGCGAAGAGATGGCATGGGGATGCTGGAATAAGGCTGAAGCCATAGCCAATGCCCATAAGAACGAAGATAAGCCATTTTATATTGTTTTCACCGCTAAAGTAGATCCTAGTATAACAGGTAATAAGGTCGAGGGATTAGTCGCTTTTGGTGGAATAAGACAGACCTTCAAGTTATGCTATGATAGGCCTCCTATGATTCTTGGGGCTTTAATCTGGTATGTCGACAATAAAAAGGGCATTTTCGAGTTTGTTCCCGAGCTCTCATCCCCTCCAGACATCCCTCTAGATGAATCTTTGTTATCCACAGAGTCGAGGGATTTCATTCCTTCGATTGCAAACAAAGCACAAGCTTTTGACGTAAGAGTTTCCTAAAAATGCTGTATAGCCTTCGCAAGGCAAGGAAAATATGACTATTTATGATCAAGACTACATTGCAGGTATAGACTATCCCTCTGATGCTGCCGTTCAGGAAGCACAGAAATTAGCTATGCAAGCTGTAGAAGATTACAAAAAACAAAATACGGCCGTAAGTGATTCTATCGCCGAGAATCCCGTGCAAGTTCAGCCCCAAGCCGAAGTTGCCTTAGAAGATACTTCTGAGCAATCTCCAGATGCGCGCAAAATGGAAGATATGCCTCAACAGGTATCTGATAAGGAAATAAACTTCCGAGCTATGCGTGAGGAACTTAAACGCGAACGAGAGGGTCGGGAAAAACTTGAAGAGCAACTTGAATACTGGAAAAGAGAGATTGCTTCAAGACCGCAACGTGAACCTGAAGCGCCTCGTAAACGCTATGAAGAGTCATTAGCGAATGATGACTTAGTAACAGGTGCGCAATTTAAGCAGGCTATGCAGGAAAGGGAAGAAACCTTCCATAAAACACTTGCAGAGCAACAACTCTTTATCACAGAGCAGATGACTCGCCTAAGACATCCCGACTACGACGAGGTGACTAGTAAGTATGCTATCCCTCTTATTGAAAATGACGCAGACATCGCTCAAGCTTTTGTAAATTCACCCAACAAGGCATCTTACCTTTATAAGATTGGTAAGCTGGCTATGGGCCAACAAAATGAACCGCAAGTTCCCGAAAAAATACCGCAGACGAGTGCCTTTAATAAGGCTGAAAGAATGGTACAGAACGCTAGAAAACCAGGTACGCTTTCACAAGCTGTAGGAGGCCAATCCTCGATTTCTAAGCTGGATTACTATCAACAAATGTCTGATCAGGATTTTCATGCTCTTGTAAACAAAAACTTGGAGATGCTGTAGATAAATGAGAAATATTTATGGCAGTTACGACAATTACGCAATTGCCGCCAGAAGTTCGTGTTTACTTCGATAGAATGCTTTTAACGTTGGCAAGACCGTAAAAAGAATGCGGTCAATAAATCTTCTCTAATTGACTTGGAGTTCATGTGGTTACATATATTTTAATATATCTTATCATTGGATTATTAATGTTCATTGCATATATATTATTTAATATAGGTCCAAATTGATAACAAGGGGCAAGAATGAAAGAAATTAAAGTATATTTCAATATAGATGAGCACGAAAAGTTAGATTCTTTAGAAGAATTTTTACCGTTATATAAATATTACAATAAAAATTCTAAAGATACTAATCCAGCGGAATGGGGTGCTATACGTCTAGAAGAAATTATAATAAGATTTATTGGATTTCAGCCTGAACGACTAAGTGAGAAGACCTTGAAAGAGGATGCGATAGTCTGAACTCACAAGAAATTGTGAGAGAGCGATCCGAAGAGGTTGCTCCGCCATTTATACTCAATTTGGAATATAAGGAGGTATAAATGGTCATAAAAGTAACAGAAATGATTTTATATACGACCTCTTTGCTCAAAAACGTCAGATCCCTCTGAATAGCGGAGATCAGTTAGCATTCCGAAGATATGCGACCTTTGGCGCTGCAACTATTCCGCTTACTGACGGACAAACTCCGCCAGGAAGTACTCTTACTGCGACTGACTTCAAAGTCAGCATTTCGTGGTATGGTAACTTTGTTACAATTACTGATCAGGTTCAATTCGTCATTCAAGATAGAGTCTT